GCTGAAGCAGCAGCTATTGTTAGTACTTTTTTAAGCATTATTAAAAAGAATAAAGCTCAATAATAATCGTTTTTAAGGTTAATTCAATAATTATTGGTCAGTTATTACTATGACCATGAAACACCAGTAAATGTCGTAGGTGTTTTAGACTCTGTTATCTGTGCAGCGATAGATGTTTCGATTCTTGTTACTTCGTCAGCACCAAGAGCAGCCTTAGCCCATGCGATAGCATTATCTTTTGTTATATCTGCATAAGCAGTAAACGATCCGCTATCAGCTTCAGCGAGTTTTATATAGCCGAAAGAAGAACCAGTGTGATTTCCATCTGTATCACTAGCAGTCCAATGAACATTAGTTACTACATCAGATAAAGAACCTACAGTTTTTGTAACGTCTAAAGCAATAACATCCCACTTAACAGCCATAATAATTTTAAATACTTTATTATATATTAATTGTTTTCTTTAATAGATACACCATCTATTTTTTTAATACCTTCTAATAATTTTTGATTTCCGACAATTTTATTTGTTAGTTCATTCAAATTTTTTTGTTTAATCTGTATCTCATTTTGAATTTGTTGATAATTTTGCATGTCAGAATTAAGATTTAATTTTGTTTCTTCGTATAGTTCTTGTGGGGTCATAAAAAATTTACATGTAAACGTATTATACTAAGCAGCTTCAAGAGCTTCAACCTTGCCTATAAGTTCTTGCACAGCAGCCACAAGTAAAGGTACTAGTTTGCTTTGATCTATTGACTGATAAATTGGATCACCTATTTCGTAAGCAGGGTTCTCAGCAGTTGCCACTTGATCTTTTGTTCCTGTTATTGCTTCTGGCACTGCTGTTACTTCATGTGCTAAGAACCCATCAACTGTTGTATCTTTATCAATTTTAAAATTAAATCTTGATGGTTTTAATGTTTTTAATCTTGTAATTCCATCAGATATTGCAACTACATTTTCTTTCAAACGATAATCAGAACTGGTATTGTAGGATGTTGAACTTCCATTTGATTGAATAGAACCTACTGCTCCACCACCAGCTTCTTCAAAAACTATTTGTTCAGCATCAGTACCACCACTAGCTCTTGAGTGTCTTAAGGTTATAGTTCTATGGCCAGCAGTTGAGGTGTTTTGAATCTCCATTATGTGATCTGCACCTGTAATACTTAAAACTTTTCCTGTGCTATGAACTGAACTTGTACCGATTAAAACTGCACCTGTAAAAATACTGCCATCGTTAGATGTTTCATATTTTTTTGAATTATTAAAGTACAACTCAACATTTCCATTTCCATTAAAATCAGCAAACTTTTCAGATCCATCACTAGTTAAAAATTGAAAATTATCTGATTGAATCTTTAACTCACCAGTTATATTTTTTATAATTGAATCTGTAGAATTGTGAAAAATTTGGAGGTCATTTCCTGTTCCAACAAGAATCTCATCATTATCAGCAAGAATTAAATTATTAGTAAGTGTAAGAGTTCCATCAATATGTGCGTTTCCATTAATATCTAAAGTGGTAGCATCTAACTCCCCAGTAACCGTAAAACCACCAGAAACAACTTCAGCTTTAGTAGAACCTCCTAACTGCAATTTTAAAGAACCAGTTCCATTATCGTTAATAATACTATCGCTGGCATTATGAAAAATTTCTAATCCATCAGAACTTGTTCCAAAAATAGCTTTGGCATTATCGTTAAATATTAAATCATCAGTTGATTTATCAAAAATAATATTAGCACTAGCACCCTCAAAAGTAACATCTTCGCTAAAAGTACTTGCAGCGTCTACATCAATACCACCAGCCAAAGTAAATAAATTTACAAACCCATTATTAGAGGTATTACGCAATTTCATTATGCCTGCGTTTGTATCTGCAAAAAACTGTGATGCAACAGTTGTTGAGGGGTCAGAAGATCCAGAATTATTTGTTGCTATTGCCTGTAAAACATTATTTAAATCTGCACGAACATTTGCACCTGTAGCATTGTCTATTACATAATCGTGTTGTGCCATTACCTAATCCAAAATTTCTTTAAGTATATCCTAATTCAACACTAACTACCACGACCAAAACCAGTGGCTGCATATTTAAAGTTTCTGTTTACATGACTTGATCCATTTTTTATATCTATATCAAAGCCGCTTCCTGTAATGCTTGACAATGTAAAGAAATCACCTGACTGTGCATTTTCAATAGTTATACCGATAGATGGTAAAACAGAATTTGCTGTAATACTTGTTCCCGACTGACCAGTGAAAAAATTATTGCTAAAAACAACTGATTTTGTAGAAGTGCCAGAAGCAATAAATCCACCAGCAGACGCTCCCGCATTATCAAGACTTGTTTCTGTTCTGCTTTCTAATTCGGCTGTATATCCAAGTTGATCTATTTCAATTGACTGGGCTGGATCATTCGTCTCCAAATCTGCCCTGAATTTAAATCCTCGTGCAATATATGTTCCATTTACAAATGGGTTAAATTGAGAAAATTCTGCTGAATATGTACAGTTTCCGCTTGTTGTTAATGAAGTTGCAGAGGTTAATGTAAAAGTATTTGCATTTGGTACAGATTGGATTTTATAATCACCATCAACACCTGTTCCTGTAGTAAAATCTACAGTTACAAAACTTCCAGAAGAATATCCATGTGAGGATTTTGTTATTGTAATGGTTGTTCCTGATATGGCATAAGTGGCTGATACTGACAAATCAGGATCAGAATCAGTTGTTGCAACCAATAATTTTGCACCAACATCTACAGCAACAGATGTACCATCAAAATCTGTCCAAGTATCTAGTAAAGCTGTCCTATCATCAAATGAGTCATTTAAATAAAAACCTTGAGTTACAAAATGCCTCCTAAGTCTTAAAGGTTGTTTTCCACCTAAATCCAAAGTATTGGCAAAAGAATATGTACCTGTGCTGCTTGTAATTGTTCCTAAATCATCAAAATTTGATATTTCATCAAAATCACTAACAGAATCTAATAAAACACCTCCTCCCAAAATCAAACCATTCAATGATGAATCAAAACTACAATTAACTTTTGTGCCAGCAAAAGGTGGTGAATCTGTATCCTCTCTATCTTGTAGAATTGTTAATTTTGGAAAAGTGTCAGGCTGTGTATTAATTATTGGAATTGAAGCAGTGCCAGAACTAAGCCTTCCGCCATCATCACGGAATTTTAAAAGATAAGTTCCATTTACAATATTTGGCACAATTGCCTCACTTACACTTCCTGATAATTCAGGCAAAACGTCAACAGAATTTGTAAAAGTTGCTCCTGTTGTAAGGTTTGATGAACGAATAACCACGTTGCCGCCATGAATTACATCTACATCTGTTGATTTATCAAAACGAAGTCGAACAAACTGATCTGATAAAGGTTCAATCTGCAAATTCTGGATATCAGAAGGTAAAGCTGTTTTGCCAACAGTCGTAAATGTTGTTATTGCTGGATTATTACTTGGCTTGTTTAAAGCATTAAAACTAAAAACTCTTACTTCATAAGTTCCCTCAAGAGTTTCAAAAATTGTAAAATCTGATCTTGTTATACGTTCTGATATAAAATTTTCATTTTTAAATCTATATTGCACCATATATTCAGTTACACCGCTAACAGGTTGCCATTGAATAAATAATTTACTTACAGCCCTGTTATTCAACACAACTATCTGTTCTGTTCCCTGCAAACTGCTTGGTGCATCTTTTAGTGCAGTAAGTGTTGTTATTGTTCTAGTTGGTAATGCTGTGCCATCTTCTACAAATGCATATTTATTAGGATCATGAACAACAGCAACTATTTGATAATTTAATAATTCTTGCTCAGTTACAGATACGACTCTAAATGTTTGAAGTTCAACAGATGTATTTTCTATAACCCAAACGCTGTTAGTTTGTGGCACTGAACTAAATGCAGAATCTACAGTGATAGTTGCTCCTGATACGCTGCTTATGGTCTTAGTTTCCAAACTGCCGTCAGATAAAATTACACTTAAGGTTGCCGAACCTGTTGTTGCTAAATCTGTGTTGTTTTGATCGTCAACAATAATCTGTGTTGTAGAAACTCCTGTTTTTATACGTCCTCCCCTTCTTACCCCTGCCCTCATAGGGTCTGCAATATTTATTACAGTTCCAACCCTGACTATTGTTCCGCTTTCTAATGATGCTGTAAATGTGACTGTTTCTGCTTCATTGTTTTGTGTATATAAAAACCAGCGTCCAAGTCTTGCAGCTTGGCCTCTTGATGTGCAGGCAAAGCCATTTAAGTTTTTTGTAACAATCCCATACTTTGCCTGTAAAGTTGTATCTTCTACAGTTTCATAATCAATCTCTTGAGTCTCATTATCAAAATAAGAAACATTAACAACTGTTATTTTTGTATCTTTACTTGCACCTGAATAGGAAAAACCAGCTTCAGTAACATTACTTAAGTTATAGATATAACTTGCGTCTGTTGGTTTATCGCAACTGATATTTACTGCGCCTGCAGAATAAAAAGGCATTACTCTCATCACAGAGGCAAGATTATTGATGGTATCGTATGCAGCGCGTTGTGTATTTAACACCACGTTACAAGAAAATCTAGCCTCAGTATTTCCAGTTCCAGTTCCATCATCTACTTGCTCGCTTGCATATTGACTTGCAGAGAAAAAACTAAAAACATCCAATGATGATTCTGCAATGTGATCTCCAAAACCTTTTGATGTTGTAAGTAAATCATATAAAATCCAAGCTGGATCATTTGAATATTCTTTATCTGTTTTAAAAGTTCCGTTAAATGTACCGCTATAACTTATAGAACCATCAGTTCTAACAGTTCCATTATGAGGAATTTTAATTTTTGTACCCTTGAGCCTGTACATGCGTCTCGGTTGATTTGGAAAGGTTTCAGCATCAAAACGTAAGGCAACATGAGCAAAGTTTGCATAAGCTCTTGTTTCATTAATAATTTCTGTAAATGATGACCATTGGAAAAGATTTTGTAAAGTTGTTTCTGTACTGTCAGCAGTAGTTCTATTAACTCTTATAGTGACAGGAAAACTAGTGCCAGAAGGCAAATTTATTTTATAATCCCTGAAATATGTGCTTGCTGTTCTTCCTCTGACAGTATCAGATATAACAGTTGTTGTTGTCCCATCATTTTCTATGGTTTGAATTGTAAGTGCTACTTCAGCCCCATTTATATCGCCATTATCCTCAAAACTTTGAAGGGCTGGAAACCCAATAGTGACTCTAACTGCATCAACATTTGTATTTGTTATCTGCCTTGAAACTGGTGTTGATTGAGTAACGGTTACACCAACACTTGTTTCTGATTCTGTTTCTGTGATGCCAGCTATTGCTGTTTGATCTGAAGTTCCAAATCTTGGTTCAAAACTTATGTTACGAAAATTAAAATTTTCATCACTTGGACTTGTGCCTGCTGATTGCTGTAAAACTTGAGTTGAGTTAAGAAATACGTCTTTTAATGCAGAGGTATTGTATTCAGTTGAGCCTTTGCTACCTGTAGCACTTGGAAACCCTTCTATCTCTCCTGATCCTAGTAATTCAATCAGCGTTTGAAATTGCTTTGATTGCAGGGCATCATTAGGTAAATCTGGTCTTTTGATTCCTAATCTGTCAGTAAAATCACTGAAAGAACCACTTACTGAACCCATTATGTTGTACCTTCCACTTGCACAGTATCAATGCCAGAACTAATTACAACTGAACCTGTAAAAACTTCTCCATATATAATTGGCACTGGAACACCAGCCCTCGCAACATTAGAAATCGACCCAAAACCAAAAGATTGAAAGGTGGGGTCATTCTGTGAAAAACTATCAGACATGTTATTTGTTGGGATGTCGGGTTGTGGCATCAAAAGATTTGCTGCTTCATTTATTAATAAACTTACACCAATTGTTGTTAATGCAGTGGCTAAAGTTCCACTTATAAAAGCAACTGATGTTATGGATGCTGCCAAAGCACCAGCACCAATACTTAATGCACCAATCGCAGCGATTTTAGAGCCTACAGCAACAGGTATTATTTGTATATCTTCATCACTTTGTAAACTCAATAAATCCTCTGTTATTTCCATGCCACCCATTTTTATTTTATACAACTGATTCATCATGTGATTTTCTACCTGTGGAAAGTTTGCAATTAAAAAATGAAATGCCTGTTTTGGACTTTTAACAGCCGCTTCAAAATAAGACTGCCCTAAAAACTTTCTTAATCTGCCATAAACTTTTATTTTTTTAAGCTTCATATCTATAAACTTTTTTTGTGGCTTTTATATATTTTAAATCATATAACTCTCTACAACTCAATTGCCTAATATTATGATGAAATATTGTTTGATCACCAATATATAAAGCAACATGATTTAATTTTTCATCTGGCCCATTCATTAACAAAACATCATCATTAATAATATTATCTTTGGAAACTTCTTTAAATCCAGAACCTGTTAAAACTTTTTCAAAATAGGGATTTTCGCAAAAAGTTTTTATACTTTTAGGTCTTTTCCAAAATTTTAAATTTATTTGTTTTTTTTCTAAAAAATAATCTGTTATTAAACTCCAACAATCATGTTTACCCCAAATCCAAATGCGCCCATACAATCCAGATGTATATCCACTTGGCTCAAAATTAACCCAGTTTTTTTGCTCAACACTATAAATATAGAAAGGTAAACCAAGATGCTCACAAGATGCTTTGTCCGCTTCAGATGGTATGGCAGAACCATAAGCATGAGAATGAATTATGCCAATAAGTTCTCCCTCATCTTCGCAATCTGCCCAGTTGTCAGGGTCTATAATAAAAAACTCATCTGGTGACTCT